TAAAAGCTCATGGGTGGACGGTTACCGCTTATCGCACGCAGGTCTGCGTCTCTCTCCTCCTTCATTCGTTTGATACGGTCCTCCATGACTTGGTTCGAAGCATCGTCACCCATTTTCTTGGCTCCGCGGATAGTCGTGTTATAATCCTCACCGCCGCCCCCATTGCCCATGTTCGACACCTGCCCACTGAACGCAGTATTGAGGTCCATGTAATTGTGCATTTGACGCATGCCTCCGTTGCCCTCTGCCGACAGCTCCGTGGGGTCTTGGTCCAAGAAACTGTATTGGTCCGATGCAATGCTTCCTCCACCTAAGGAAAACGCCATCGGCTCCATGTTGTTTTGGGTTGCCTTCTTGATTTCTTGTTGCTGCTTGGGTTTCAGATGCTGCAGGATTTGTTCTCCGTATAGCACTTGGTAGCCTTGGTTTAGCAACAACAATGCAGGCACTTTTACGACGTTGTCTGGTAGGATGATTTTTTGGCCATTTTCCAGTACAATATACGTTTTGTTGTTGCTGTCTTTGACTCGACGGTCAATGCAAATGAAATGAATATCGTTTTGAATAGTGGACCTGGAGAGAATCTGCAAATATTTGGTACAGAACTCACAGTTCTTGCTGTAATACAAAATGCAGCTCATGTATTATATTCTATATACTAAGTTTATCAAACTTTGTTTTTAAACTCATTTTCTCACAGAAAAAAAATTGAATGCGTGTTTCTTAATTTAAATAGAGCGCAATATATATAATCAACACTTCTTGCAAACATGAGCACCATCGAATCCTCCATTGTACCCGTCATCGAGTTGCGCACGGACCCCCATGCGGACGAACTGCGTTTTCGGTTGAGCGGGGTGAATGTCAGCATTGCCAATGCATTGCGACGCATCATCTTGTCAGACATCCCACTCGTAGTCTTCCGTGTTTCACCCAATGAGAAAAGCAAGTGCGTCGTGTTTGCTAATACATGTGGGCTCAACAACGAAATTGTCAAGCATCGGTTGAGCTGTATTCCTATTCATCTAAAGGTGGGGGAGGAAATCAAATTTGGGCAGCAAGACCTTCCGATAGAAAGTTGTATCATGGAGGTGAACGTGCAGAACGACAAACCTGATACCTCTATTGTGGTCACCACCAAAGACTTTGTTATACGGTCGAAAAGGTCTGAAGACCTGAAACTGCAGGATGAAGCGGCACGAACCATTTTCCCGGCAGACTCCACGACTGGAGACTTCATTGATTTCGTTCGCCTCAAGGCGAGACCATCGGAAGACATTCCTGCCAAAAGCATTCATCTTACTTGCGAGTTTGACATTGGAACGGCCAAAGAGGACGGAGCGTACAATGCCGTGTCAACGTGTTCGTATGGAAATACCGTGGACGAAACGGCCCAAGAAGCAAAGCTGCAATTGCTGAAACAGCAATGGAAAGACACTGGGAAAGATGTGAAATTTGAAGAAGACAATTGGAGATTGCTGGAGGGCAAACGCATCTTTGTCCGAGACAGTTTCGACTTCATTATCCAGACAGCGTGTGTTTATACGAACGAAGAGCTCCTCGTATTGGCATGCGATATCATGTTGAAAAAACTGGAGGATTTGAAAGATGTTGTGGGCCAAAACAAGTTGCAAGTGAAGTCCGCGGAAAGTACCATGAAAAATTCGTTCGACATTATTCTGGAGAACGAGGACTACACGTTGGGGAAAGTAATTGAATATTTCCTGTTGACTAAATTTTATGATACGAAAATGCTCACCTTTTGCGGCTTCAAGATGTTGCACCCCCACGACACGTTTAGCGTGATTCGTGTAGCCTACAACGATACTGTCGATAAGGCCACCGTGGGAGGACATTTGGTGGAATGTGTAGAATATGCCAAGCATGTGTTCTCACAGATGCACAGACGATTTTCTCAGCATGTAGACCGTATATAAAATCATATGGTTGGCCCTCTTTCCAATAAATTGTTTTGTCTTGTCTTGTCTTGTCTTAATTTTATAAATCAACAATGGTATTAATTTATAAAGTTTGAAATTTGATAGTTACACATCATATTCGCAGTCATACAATTATAAAATATTTTTTTGTAGTTTTTATAATTTTTATATTTTTTATAATTTTTATATTTTTTATATTTTTTATATTTTTTATATTTTTTGTATTTTTTTCAAGCCATGGTTGCATCCGCAACTATCGTGTCCACGGCATTCTTTCGTAAGGGCATATTCAAGCAATGCATTAACAAGGATGGATGCAGCTTATTGACATAACCTTGGACTATTGCACGGTTGACATATTCGCTCCTTGGTTTCAATTCATTTCGGTACAACTCGTGCAGGTGGAACATATGGGTGCGATATTGCTCGCCAAACTCCTTCAGTGGTTTCGTCTTTGTAACGTAACAAGAAATATAATTTGCATATAGAGTATTGGTAAAGAGATGCAACTGGTCACGGAACACGGAGAGTTCTTTCTTGTTTTCCGGATAATAGGTCAGAAAGTCTCGCACTTTTCCTTCTCTTCGAAGACACAGGTATTGGTACTGCAATCTGGGTTGATTCCCACGCAAGCCACGTACTTGCTCGTAAACGGGATTCCGGATTTTGGTTCGTTCACCGGTCTTCTGATTGCGTAAAATGACACCCACAACTTGATACGACGTATTCATGGAGCCAAACCGCTCAATGGCTTCCGCGTAGGTCGTGAAAAGATAGATAGCAGGCAGCGCAATATTCAGATGGACAAAGTTCGTCAGAGGATGGCTTTGCACCGTGATATGCTCTGCATTGTCTTGCTCAATCTCATAGACACCAACCAAATACAACATCGGGCGCACGAATGGCACCACAATGCGGTTCTCGGGATGTTGTAGGACAAAACTGTAACAATACTTCGTATCCAACGAGTCATCCAGGTGCAACCCACATACGTCGGCGGCCTCGAAGAACATATCTCGGAAGGTCTTGGAATGGGCCTTCTTGTAAAAGGAAGATTCTGCACCCACTGTGTTGCGGGTGGCTATTTCCCATTTGTTGACCATGGGGTCGAAAAACACATTTATCATGGTGCCCTCGACAAATTCTTCGCCAAGGATTTGTTCCTGAGCGAGGTCCTTGTATTGTTGCATGAAGCTCTCTGCGTTAAGAGACTTAGGTGGCGAGAAAGCAACTACTTTGTTCGCAGCATTCACGACAATGGACCGACACAACCCGTAGACCGCGACCAAATCGTTACTGAGCGTCGTCTTGTCATAACGAACCACTTTGTAGGTAGTGTCCGTGACTCGGCAATGGGATACGTTGAGTCTCAATGCGTGGTTGCTCTCTTCGCGGAACAACAAATCGTTGAAACCAGGAATAGCTGATAAATCGTAGGTGATGGAGTGATGCATCTCTTTTCTAATAGATAGGTGTTATCAGTCATTGTCAACTTGTCTTTAAACTTGTATTTTATATCATTTTTTTGTTTTAAGCATATAAAAAAAATATTCTGATATAATTATAGAACAGAAACAAATATGACAGAAAGAGTGAAACACACATTAGGAATTGACAAAGGCGACACAATTCGAATTTTCAACCCAGCCAATGAAGAACTGAATGGTAAAACATTTTTGGTGCATCGCATCAATTCCGACAAAACAAAGATTTACTTACAGGATACAGAGGGAATTATAGAAGAAAGAATCAAATTACCAATCAACGATGACGGAAGTTTAGGTCGAGGATTTACCTATGAGGTAGTGAACGACGAAAATAGAGAGTCAAAACGACAAAAGAAACAGGAGGAAAAAGAAAAAGAAGAAGAACAAAAAGGAGAAGAGCTTTTGGAGGAAGACCCGTTTGAAGTGTCCCCAATCGAAGGCGACCAACCAGCAAAAGACGACCAACCAGAAGAAGACGACCAACCAGAAGAAGACGACCAACCAGCAAAAGACGACCAACCAGCAAAAGACGAAGAGGGAGAGAAGGAAGAATCACAATCTCCGGTCATCCCATTGGCACTGGGAGACATTCTACGCTTGGAAAGTTCCACCAACGACTTGCTCAATGGTCAGACCTTTATCATTGATTACATTGATAACAGTAAAATCGTGTTAATCAATGCAGTAACCAAACAGAAACTGAAACTCAACAACGAAAATTTGGAGGACGCAGGCATCAAGGTCCTGTTGCTCTCCAGAGCAAGTGAAGGTGGCTACGCCAGGCAAAAGGGATTGGTCCCTGGCAAATGGATTGACATCTATTTCGGTGGGGAATTTCCTGCTATCATTACCGGCAAGATAACCAACTTGGAAGGTGACAGAATCGAAATCACCACTCCTGCAGACGAGGTCCTCTATATTGACTTCAGATACAGAGGCATTCCTGAAGACCTGCAAATAACCAGAATTCAAAAACGAAAAGCACCTACAAGACCGCTATCGAGAGAAGAGGATGCGATACAATCTGCCATCGAGGAAGCAGAAGAAACGGCTCCCACTCCTGAAGGAGAAGAAGACGAAGGAGAAGAAGAAACCGCTCCTCCATCCACAGTACAAACGCAACTGCAAAGTTTGCTTCTGCAAGCCAACCAAATTGTCTTTGGGGAAGCAATGACCAGAGAATTCATGTATGAAGAAGTGGCCTCCATGAGACAACATCGTTATGGGTTGGAAGCTCAGTTGACGGACTTGCTGGATGCATTGCTTGCGTCGGTGCCTTCTGCAAAACAAACCTCTCGGGTGCTCAACAACATCCATGTGATGGTAGAGAGATTCAAACAACTCAGAGAGACGTTCTCCAGATTCGACCAGAACGGCAACGTGGAAGGAAAGCTGGTCAGAGGAGCATTATACAAACCACTGAAGACTTGGATGCACGAATTTGATATCAACTTGTTTTGGATTCTGCCAGTGGTAAAGAACAACAAGAAAATGTATGACATTGCGGGTTACCGCAAAGACGACATTGACACTGGAGACATTGTTCCCTTGGACTCCACAAAGGACGTGAAAGAAATCATGGAGTTGATTCGTGCAAACGCCAGCTCGGGTGCACACACCGACGCCAATCGGTATAGCATCCTCCAGAAACGATTGGCACCGTATTTCACGCCCTTCGAGAATCTCTCCTCTTCTGACAGCCCAAACGTTTTGTATGTGCAAGATGGTATCATTGCCCAAAAAAGAGTGCACGACAACATACTGGCTGTCGTTGACAACTTCGGCGAAATGGAATCTTCGGTGATTGACAATGGGGAATTAGGCGCGAAGCGATTTGCAACGACTCGGTACAACGTGGGGGAGACGCGTTTGGAGACAGTAAGTGTACGCACACCTATTACGGAGAACGACGAAATGGCTATCAAGTCCATCCTTACGTTACCGGAACCGGCCATACGGTTCTCCAAAATCAACTTGCCTGGAACCGATATCCTCACTAGATGCAACCTCAATATGACCTTCATCAAGTACTGGGAATTCTTGAACAAGGCGACACCTGTGAACGAGATACCGATTCAAGTCCTGATGGACGAAGGCGACGAAGAGAGAAGAAATAAGCAGCAACAAAAAGCCATCAAGTCCACCTTCGCAGAAAGAGTAAACAGTTATGTGCCCGTCACAGACCGTGTGAACGACTTGGAGAAAGCCTACAGCAACTACACAGATGCTATTGTGCCACCTATTCGGGTGCTGTTCAGAATGATGAAAAAATACATTCGGGGCAAGTTGTCTATTGTCGACGTCACGGCTGCACTGGAACCTTTTCTCATCTACGCGAACACTCTTACCTTCATGCAGTACAGCGATATCAAGAATTTCATCAAAGCCAAAATTTCGGAACACAATATACGCTTACTCGATGTCATGTCGACCTATCAGAAGGCACTCAATACCATCTCTCGAAAGGCGAATTCCCGCCTCGTCTTTTCGACTGCGTTCAGTATCATCAACATCATTGACCAGAAAGAAGACCTCCGCAGCGACGTCTTTGACATTGGTTATGACTTGGATGACGCTCCAGAACGGTTCACCAATTCAGAAATCCTCCAAAGAATTGTGGTCCACGATTGTGGACGGTTTTACACAGCTGCGGTAGCCTTCGAAAACATCCCGCTCATGTTCTCCTCCAATGTGTCCGATATTTTCAATTCAGAGAAAGAGCACAATGTGCGTAAATTGAAGAAGAATGAAGAGAAAGAGAAAGATAAAGAAAAGAATGCAGTATGCGAAACCATTGTTGTTGCGAAGATGTACAACACGTTGGAAGAGCTCACCGCCGACAACGACCGTGTCATTTACTTCGACCGACCATATGACAAGACCAACTATGGTGTCATGGAGGAAGACGACAAGAAAGGTGGGTACGCCAAAGCGGTCCTGATGCTCAGCACAGACCAACTCAAGCAGTTTATTCTGCAAGACCAAATGAAGAAGCATGGTCTCAACGAAGTAGATGCTCTGTATCTAGCTGAAACGCTCATCGACGGTTACAAAAAAGTGGTGGACGGACAATACGCATTGTTGAACAAAGGCGAGGACACAGACTACTATGTGCGCCGAGAAAACAAATGGGTCCTGGACAATTCGGTCAGGACAAGGGACATCTTGTCAGACCAGTCGTCGATTTTATGTGACCTGCAACGCAAATGCATCACCAAGGACGACAAGTGTGAGAGCGTGAAGGCAAACAAAATACAACTGCAAAACGCGTTGTTGGACCACATCATCAATGAATTTGACGAGAAGTACAAGGTATCCAAAGCAGATTTTGAAGAGCGGGTCAATGACAGATTCACGCATGAGGTACAAATCAGTGCAGCCATCTTCAGAATCAAAATGATGGCGTTTCTTCGCTACAACAACCAGAAATACAAACTGGGAGCAGACATTTCGGATGCAGACCAAAAGGGGTCAATGCGTCCGCTCTCTCCGTATACACCGTTCTTGAATATGATTTTGAGTCAGCAAGACTTCAGCAAGAAGCAATCCGACCTCTTGCGGTTTGCAGACAAGTTTACTCGGAAAGCGGCAAGCACCAGCGAAAGCGTCCATTGGCGGTATTGTCTCCAATCCGGTGCTCCGTTGTTGCCTTCGTTCAAGGTGCGCTTGGCAGATGCCTTTGTGGTGGGAGGGGCATATACATACCAAAACGTATTGGAGCAGGTAAAGGCGTCCAATGGCAAGCTGAGTGATGACGGTGATTGGTGGACAGACCAGTTCAGTGGCTGGCCCATTTGCCCAGGGGAGTTCGATGATTCCGAAGGGTTCGAACAAGGGTTTCGCGTCTCCACCCGTGCTGTGTTGGAGCAAGATATCAGTGCAATTGTCATGGGGAGAATGGAAGTGGAAGAGGAGGAAGATATTGGCGTTGACGACGACGAGGACGACGAAACGAGTGCAGACACGAAGACCATGGTGCGCAATGTAGTGCGCACGTTGTCCAATGCAATGGGCATTCATTTGGAAGAACAATATGCGTTCATCATCAACACCGTGTTCTACATGCTGAGTAACCACGTGGATACGAAAAAACAATATGAAAAGAAGAAGAAATCACCGTCTTATGAAACCTATTTCAACAGTTCTCTCCTCAGTTACACATTAGGAATCTTTTTGATAGCGGTTCAAACAGCCATACCTTCGGTGAAAGCGCCGAAAAAGCAACCCAACACCTTCGATGGGTTCCCCTTAGAGGCAGGCAAAGACATGAGCAGCGTGAAATACATGGCCCAAGTGACACATAGTTTGAAGCGTCCCACTGCTCCCTGGAACACGTTTGAACGCAAATCCGTAGAAGGTATCCAGGAAGTTATTGAGAAAGCCATCAAGTTTACATTGGACAACAAGCCAGATGGGGTACAAGACCGCATTGACGAGAAGACCCAATATTTGTTGGCAGAAGTTCCCTCTGCGGCGTTGCCTTCCGAGCACGACCTTGCACAGTGGACCGATTTTTTGCCACCTCTCATGCCCTTCACCATCACCTATTTGCAGGATGTCGATTCACAATTCAAAAGTGCCTTGGTCAATGCCATGCAGGCAGGTGACGTCAAACAGGAAACGAAAATACGCGTTATCGAGTCACGCATCGTATCCTTTTCTCTCGCCATTCAACAACATATTCAGAAAATTGTCGAGAATCAACCCTTGGTGCTCTACACGGCAAACCATCAACCTTACCTAGAGAATGCATGCTGTTACGGAAGCGAACAGGCGACCATCCTCTATTTCATGAACAAGGACGCAATGATTGGCAGTTACAATGCCACGGTCAATCGTCTGGCCAACTTGTTGGTCGATATTCGCGGTCACACGGAGTCGCCATTGTTTCAAAGCAGAATTGTCACCAAGGTCTTGTATCCTCCTCTTGCGAACACCTTTGACCAACGCACGATGCTGATGGCTTTTGTGCGCTACTGCAAATTTCGTTCCTTGATGCCCATCCCTGCTTCCTTGATGGGGGTTTGTGGAGAGAAACCCAAGGACATTCGTGCCACAGACAGTTTGGACCGTGTAGCAAAAATTCTGGAAGATGCCGGCAAACAATACACCAACGAACAGTTTCTGCGTCTTATCCAGTTGGTTAGCAGAGAGAACATGACGAACATGGGACGAACCACTGCTGCGGCTACCGCCGTGGAATTGCTCGAAGACGTGGCCGAAGTGGTCAGCGAACAAGTTCGCGAAGGAGACGAAAAGCATCTATCCGACTTGATTATCAACGTCATTGAAACCAAAGGCAGTTTGGAGTCCACAAGACTTTTACAGAACATGCTCCTCAAAGGTATCGCCGATATGACAAAGGAATTAGACGCCTTCCTGAAAAATCACCGGGCCGGCGTGAACACCAACACCTTGTTGCAAGGATTGACCCATCATCATACTCTTCGCGACGAAGATGGCCGTATGCAACGTTATGCAGTCTACACTCTAAACAATTTCTACAAGACGTATGTGGAGAACTTTGCCAAGGTTTTCCCCACGATTCTTGTGAATCACACGTCCAATCCAGGACGACTGCAGCTGGATGTCGTTACCATTCCCCCCTACTTCGAATACTCTGCAAGCCATCAAGAGAAACTCAAATCCTCCATCTCCAACTATTTCCTCGATATCATGCCCTCGTTCCGCGTTGACAAAAGTATGCTTGCTCTTTTGGAAAAGATTCCAGGAGAGTGCCAGCACCTCGTTTCGCTGGCCAATTCGACACCCTGTGCTGGGTCCATCGACGAGCAAACCAGTCGGTACCTATTTGACTATTATGTGCTCCGCACCTTGGTCTCCTATATTCGCGTCGCCGACCAACAAAACGTCAATATCAGTGAGGGCGCAACCAATGTCAACCGTATTGCGGGTGAAAAGCGTTTGCTGAAGAAGCACGTGGCCGAATTACTCATCCTGTTTCTCACGCGTTTCAACAAAGACAAGAAGAACGTCGACTTACCCTACGAGACCGTCCGTGAGACTGTACACAAACTCAAAGAAAAGGAGAAGAATTTGTTGACAGACCGTCTGCAAGGTATTTCCCAAGCTTTAGGGAGAGAAGGCCTGGACGTGGAATCCGCGATGATGACCTTTGGGTTAGGCAATTACAGTCAATTGCTTCGAAGAGGCTTGACGCAGCATGACAAAGAGTTTTACGAGCAACAAAAGGGGTTTAGGACCGCGATGGCATCCGAAGAAGCCAATACTATTCAGGCTATTTTGCAATTGGAATCGACCCATGCTGAACGAGCGAAAACAGAAGGAGGAGAAGAGGAACACATCACTGCCATGGCAGAACGCGAAATAGGCTTCGACAGCGAGAACGAAGACGAGTATGGTTATGATGAAAACGATGGAAACGATGAAAACGAATGGGAATATGACTAAACAAAAAAAAAATGGGCGGTGGTCGAATATCGAAGAACGAGAATCAAATATCGAAGAACGAGAATCAAATATCGAATATTTATAAAATCGAAGTAAACAATTTATAAATATTCAACAATTATATATATATAACAAACCAGTCACTAGACATGTACAGAAGATATATTAGAGAGAACGTGGTTCTGGTAGCCATCATTTTGTTTGTGGTCATTTTTGGATTGATTCAGTCCATGAAACCAGCGTGTTTCTATAATCGGGACGGAAGTGTGCGTTCCTTCGGTTTAGGGTACCGCAACAAGACCATTTTGCCCATTTGGTTGTTGTCCATCGTCCTGGGTATTTTGAGTTATTTAGCAGTTCTGTATTATGTCAACATGTACAAGGGGTTTTAGAATTTTTTGCCAGATTTTTTGCCAGATTATTCACCTTAATTGGTGATAGTGTACGTGGTGGCTGCATTTTCTTGTTTCTCCTTTTGTTTTTGTTCTTGTTCTAAAAACTTCTGGTAATTTGCCTCCATTGTGCGTGGATTACTCGTGCATCCACGTGTGGCAATTTTGAGTTGAACAATGGACGTCATCAACAACCCTGTGTAGAGATACCACATGGCTTCCCCGATATTGTCTCTCGTCACTACCAATTCAAACAACTGGCTTTGCATTTGCATCGTTTCTTGCTTTAAGGGATCCCGGTACTTCTCTTTCATCAATGGCTGCAGAATGTTCCAGTAGTCATCAAAATTACTCGGGACTAATTGGTTGATAAGAACGGACGTGTTGCCGCAAATCTTGAGCACGGCGTCTGCTGCCGCTTCCATGGCCTGTTTCTTTTCTGGAGTTTCTGCCGCCATGCTTTGTTCCACGTCATGGTTCAACAGCAGGTCGGTGAGCAACTTGCTAGCGGAACTGGACACGTAATAGTATCCAACAACGTCGGAAAAGGCGCTTTTGAATCCGGGATACATACTCAGGACCAGAACCAGGACGCCAAAAATGAGAAACCATGGTATAAACGTAAGCAATCCCGCAGCACCCACGTTCTCTGTCATGTTCCCACCACAAGTGCTAGAGAGAACAGAAGTGTTCACCATAAATTGAATCAATACCACCAGCACTACATAGAAGGCTAAAAATACGTAGCTGGAACTGATGTAGTTGAGGTATCGTTCTTTGTCCTTATAGACGTCATACGGGAGCGGAGGTTTGACGGCCAAATAATAGAACAAAGTAGTCAAGAGAAACGTCACAATATTTAAATACGAACTTGCCATACTTTATACAATACAAATATATAATGTATAGGTATAATTTTTTTTATAATTTTAACTACAATTTATATGAATTTTGAGGAGCCCATCCAACCCTCACTCACCGAACCAGGGGTAAAATATTTTTTGAACCAAGCGCTCAAACAATCGCATCGTATCCGAGAACAATTCCACAACACCGTGTTCAACATTGGGATGTTGATTTTCTTTTTGCTTCTTTTAGGACTAATATTGTTGTACAAATACAAAGGAAAGTTGACACCAGCAGAAGTGGCCCAAAAGAACAGAGAGAAGCAGCAATATATACTAGAACGCATTCAGAACTTTCAAATCGCCAAGCAACGTGCGCATCAAGAACTGATTACAGGTCTGCCGCAATGGGAGAGAGAGTATTGAACACTCGGAATATTTTCACATGGATTTTATATTGTGTATATATAATACATAGTTGTTCCATAACATGATGTCAGCACCCAATGAGAATTTACCCCGAGGCCAGTTGCCTTCGGTCAAGAATGCGCTCAAGACCTACTATGAAATGAAAGAAACATTGAACACCTCTCTCGGTAGAGAGAAACAACGTATCTTAGGCGTGAAGGGATTGAGCAAGGAACAAATGCGAGCACGGTATCGGCAGCTGAAACTGAACTGTGTCAATTGTCAGAGACCGTCTGCAAAAGGCACTGTTTTCACCAATTCATTTCGTGGAGGAACGCCAGGAATGCGGGTCATGACTGCCAAATGTGGTGACTTCGCCAATCCATGCAAACTAAATATTGAGATTCACTTGGGGGAGGTGATTCATTTGGAATCGGCCATCCGTGATGTTCAGAAGGACATTCGTTCGCTGAAACAGGAAATTGTCCGCGACAAAAACAGGTTGCTCTTCGATATTGTGAGTGCGGAGGAAGTCGTCGAACGGTTTGATGCCTACAAATCGACTATCCAAGGCCTCACTGGTTTGTACGAGCAATACTTCAAAAAGCTGATGGATGTCGTGGACAACAAGGAGGAGAAGAAAGAGATGGACGAGGCCGTTTTTGCGTTGCATGAACACATTGGCCACATCAAAGAGAACATTCGGCTGATGAATGCAGAGAACAACAACAAATACGCACGCGATGCGGTGGAAATCTATGTAAACGAGCTTCAACCTTTGTTGCAAACCATTCAGCGTCTCAAATACCGACAAAATGTAGTTCAACGTAAGAAGGATGCTTGTGTGCTTACCCAAGAAGAACATACTCCAGACCAATTCGAGGTGATAACTGGCGACAAAGTGGTCCACTTTGTGCTGGCGATGGACCAAGATGAAAACCAAGAGGGCGAAGAACACGAAAGCGAGGATGAGGACGAAAATGAGCTCAGCGAAAATGAATGGAGTGAAAATCAACCGAAAGAAATGGAACTAGCGAGCGATTCGGACAGTGAACTGCCCACAGACTTTTTCATGGGGGGCGGTGCCCAAGGTATCTCTTGGAAACACCCACAATATCAACAAATATGGAACCGCTTGCCAGTGAAGTTGCAAAATGAACTCAAACAAAACGTGGTATGGATGGAGGACTTTATGCGGAAATGCGCTGCAAACAAGGAGTGCAGAGTCACCACTCCTCCCAACATTCTGATACCACCCAAACAAACCGCTCAAAACCAATACAATTTTGGTGTCCCGGTCTACAACAAGGTGTTCAACAAGCTGCCAGAATCCTTGCAGCGCACATATCTTACGTTTTACGCCGAAGACCCGCTGACCAAAGCAAAGGATTACACGAAGCTGGAGGAAGCATTGAATGATTTAGTGGCAAAGGAGGTGGAATTCACAACTTTTTTCTAGGTATAGTATAAATAGTATAAGTTAATCGTATAAAACATGTTTCTCCAGTATATTTCCGTCCCAATCTTCTTGTTAAGTTTTGCCATTGGGTTATTTTTCATCTATATTTTGGGACCTGAAATGAAAACAGTCTATGTCTATCCTAGCCCGGAAAACATAGACAAGGTTCTCTATAAAGATAAGGTCGGCAACTGCTTTTCATTTGAGGAAGAGAGAGTTGAGTGTCCTACCAATGATTCCTTGATATCCAGAATACCTGTGCAACTATAACAACAAATAGCCTGTCAGGTTGTGTGAAATAAAGAAAAAGAGATTTTTTATATTATAATATAAATATAAATATGGAATTACATGTTGGTAAGTTTGTGCATACTGAGACAGGTCGAATGTTGATGTCCGTGTTACTTGGTTTAGGTCTCGCATCCCTGTTTCGAACCGTGTGCAAAGGAAGCCAATGCAATGTGTTTCACGCACCACCTTTAGAGGATTTAAAAGACAAAATATACAAGAACAAAAACGGATGTGTGAAATACATACCTGTCGCCACCACGTGCTCTCTGGGCACCAAAACCGTGACGTTCGAGTAGCGAAACCACTTTTTGCGTAATTATTGTCCACAATCATTCTAAACAATAATTATATCATGACCGAAGCTACCAGCATTTTTGATTTGCCTACGGACCCGTTGGTGGGGGGAAATGTCAGCAACAATATCTCCATCAGTGCCCAAGAGTTTGGCGTGTCATCAGCTGCCAATGGAAACCCTGGTCCCACCGCTGGTCCGCCTTCGGGTGCTCCCTCTATGAGCCTCGACCAATCGACCATCAATCAAATTGTCAATGGACTGCAACAGGCGACGTTGGCCGGTGCCACCCATCTGCCATCGAGAGACATTCCCATGACCACCTCACGATTAAGTACGGACCCACAGACCATGCCTAACTACGTGCCGCCACCTGCTCCTCAATCAGATTACATTCAGCAACACAATACCCAGCAGACCGCGGACATGATTGAGTCCTACAACCGTAGCAAGCAAATGAACAACCACCTAGACGACATGTACAACGAAATCCAGGTCCCCGTCTTGCTTGCTGTCTTGTTCTTTCTGTTTCAGTTGCCCATATTCAAGAAATTCTTGAACACATATTTGCCTTTCTTGTTTTCCAACGATGGCAACTATAACCTCAATGGATTTGCCTTCACCAGCGTGTTGTTTGGTATGCTGTTTCACTTCCTCAACAAGTGCACAACGTATTTTAGTGCGTTTTAAGCGAGGCGTATCTATTCTATTCTTATTTGTATATTCATCCCTTATGTCTGGTGTTGTCTATGTGAATGTCTCTGTTGGCGAACTGTGTGACAAGTTTAGCATCCTGCTGATAAAGAGAGAAAAGATTACCGACACCTCCAAACGGTTTTACGTAAACAAGGAAATTGACTGCTTGACACCCTTGATGGAGAAGTACCGCGCTGGAGCGGCGTTGCTGTTCGAACGATTGAAAACAATTAATGAGGCCTTGTGGGACATTGAAGACAAAATACGAGTCAAAGAATCACGAAACGAATTCGATGATGAGTTCATTTCGTTAGCGAGGTTGGTTTATAAAACCAATGACCAGCGATATATTGTAAAGCACCAAATAGACAATATATTCAATTCAGAAATAAAGGAAATAAAAAGTTATGTATAAATGATTAGAAGAGAGATGGACAACTTCAAAAAGTACTACAAAATAGGCAACAAATACGAAAGCAAAAACGAGTTCGGATTAGCCATCGATAGTTACAAGAAGGCACTGACATATCATGGAACTAGCTTGAAATGCTTGAAAAGTTTGAGTACGTTATACGATAAAGTGGGTGACGTGCCTAATGCAATCGAGTGTTTGAACACTATCACGACTGTGTCAACAGATATGAAACTCACCGTCATTACACTGAACGAGATTGGGGTGATGCACAACAAAGTGCAAAACTTCCAAGAAGCACTGAATTATTTTAAAAAGACATTGAAGTACAAGAATGACATACCAGAGGTCTACCTCAACATCGGATTGTGCTACATAGCATTGAAACAATACAAGCCTGCTGAGACGACGTTCCTGATATACTTCAAATTAAGACCAGACAATGCCATCTGCAAAAATCTGGCAGACCTCTATTTTTATGTGAAAGACTACGACAAATCGATATACTTTTACAATCAAATGACGGACCTGCAGACCAATTTTGACCATTTGTACAATTTGTGCTTTCCGCATTTAGCCAAGAAGGATTTCCGCATAGGACTTGAATTGTATGAGAACCGGCTGAAATCGAACTCTGTCCACCCCCAAACAGGTCAAGTCCAACGAGTGGAAATAGATATACCATATTGGAATGGAGTGGATGTGTGCAACCGATTGATGGTGATATACGAACAGGGTATTGGAGACAACATCATGTATTATAGATTCCTGGTCCAGTTGTCCGAAAAGTATCCCGACATGAAAATCACGTATTTTTGCAAGAACACCGTCAGCCATCTGTTCAAGGAGTATGAAAATATCAAGGTCATCGATGACAGTTTACCCTTGTTCGCCATGGGTACTCAGTTTGATTGTAAGGCGTACATCATGTCGTTGCCGTATTTATTGCAGATTGACCACATCCATCCCAACACACATGATTACATCAACGTGTCGGAGGAAAAATGTTTGTATTGGAAAGGTTTGTTGCAAGACATGAAAGGGGAAGGGGTGCCTCAAAAGTTGAACGTCGGATTCGTTTACAAGGGTTTGTTGGCGTCTGTGTTAGAGAAGAATATTCCGTTGCAAAAATTTGAGACGTTGACCGAGTTGAACATCAACCTCATATGTTTGCACAAAAAATCGGATTGCGAAGCCGACCTGGAAAGTGTCTCTTTTTCCGACAAAATAACCATGTTTGACCTTGACCAAGACCGAGCCTTTGACGACACAATAGCGCTCTTGAAAAATCTCGACCTGCTCATTTCGATAGACACTTCCATCGTGCACTTGGCGGGTGTACTGAATACAAAAAGCCTGCTGCTTCTTGGGTATGTGTCTGATTGGAGATGGTTCGCCGATAACACCAAGGTGTGGTACGACTCGGTAGACATCTTGAGGGTCACGGAAAACAAAGAGCTATATCATATTGTGCCACAAGTGAAACAGTTACTGCAAGACATACACTTATAAGTACTCGGCCATCCGAGACTGTACCTTGCGGCACAACTGGTGATATGGGTCAGGCTGTTCGTCATTTTCTATAGCGAGCATTGGATATATGATGGCCCGCTTCTGGGTGGCCAAAAACAGTTTCTCGAGCATGAAACCTCGGTCGCATGTCCCAGCAAAATCATGATAGCATTTGAACAACAACTTGCGTGCATATTCTTTCGTGACGAGATACATCTGTGTGCCATAGACATACTGTGGATAGTTGCGGTATTTGAATACAGCGTCTTCGGGCATACGAGCCTTGAGAGTAAACGGTGCAAAGGTACCGTTTGCGTCTAATTGGTATGGCAGCAAATAGCTCAGTAACATGAGGTCGAGTCCCATCAACTGAAAGTCATTCAGTACCTTTTTGAATACCTGCGGAAAATCGTGATGAATGCATATATCGTTTTCACACACAACTGCATATTGTTTGTCACTGTCACGGTAGAAATTGTGTAGAATATCGAGGTGGCCATAGGTAATGGACCACTGACGCTTACGTGCTTTATCGCGAGCAAGTCGTTCGTCGGAATGTGGTACACCATCATAGAACAGACAGTCTATGCCCAGCTTTCTAAACCTTTCCATCATATTGTTTTGATTTTTGTTATTGAAAGTCAAGCAATAGAACTGACAGTTTGGGTACGACATCTTATGTACGGTTTCTATGGCTACTATAATGGCAGAAAGTTTTTTTTGGGAATGGGATGGGATGGGATGGGATGGGATGGGATGGGATGGGATGGGAGAGAGTCCCGCGTTTTCGTTCATCCGTGTCTTTTTCCAATCCTCTCATAGATTAAGCATGCAACCTATGACAGACAAATATGTCAAAAAACTTATCGACAACCTGCCAACCGCCCGATCACCACAGAGACTGGATTTGGTCTTGAACGGAGGAGCTTTCAATGGAAGCTATTTGGCGGGAACGTTGTCCTTTTTGAAAGAAATGGAAAGGAGAGACATGGTGCGCATCGAGAGAATTTCTGGATGCAGCGTCGGGGCCATTGCTGCCCTGTTTTATTGTATGGACTCGTTAGACTTTGTACCGAAATTGTACGACACCATGAAAAACCATTTACGCAGCCACTGCTCACTCGAAGTGCTCAAGACGTTGCAATCCCAGTTGGAGGAAGAAAACCGCATACCATCCGATTTGTGTGACCGTGTCAACGGCAAACTCTTTGTCTGTTATCATGACTTGAAACGCAATAAGAAAGTGGTGAAATCCACGTTCAAAGACCTGAACGACGTGATGGAGTCCATTATTCGTTCCTGTTACATACCCTTCTTTATTGACCACCACATGGTCTACAAGAAGCGGTATATGGACGGAGTACATGCCCATGTCTTCCCAAGAGAGAAAGGAAAACGAGTGCTTTACATTGAGTTATTGAGTTACGATAAAATCGTGCAAAGTGTCAGCATAAAAAACGAAAAAACCAATTTCCATCGAGTGTTGGAGGGATTGCTCGACATCCACAGTTTCTACATGAAACAATCCAACACTTCCATGTGTAGTTTCGTGGACACATGGACCTGGTGGCACCATGTTAATTACTGGTTGAAATTGGTGGTAGAGAGAATGTTGGTGGCAACCGTCATGGCCATGCAGTATATGTCCAAGTTCATTGACAAAGACTTCCGGCAACATATTCTGGTGAAAATAGGCATGAGGGTGTGGTTTGATATCTTTAGCATCTTGATGGAAACTTATTGTTTTTGACAGAAGAGAGAAAAGAAAAAGAAAAAGGGGGGGGGGCGGGGGGTGGTGCAACTTTTGAGTTTGATTTTAGATTAGTAAATCTCCTGCCAGTATAAAAAGTATGGAATCCTCTATTGACATCATTGACCCCACGTTTTCGTTGGATGTGCTTAGTCATGGCCATAGTTATACTGATGACGCCTCTTCCACGTCTTACTTGTATATTGGTGCATTGATTGTGCTTGTCTTAGCAAGTATGTTTGCATACAGGTTCTTCCAAAACAAAAACGATTGCGTTGGTGGGTTTTGCCCCATGGGTCCAAGAGGGAACGATGAAGAGGTCGAAGCAACTGCTTGATTTTATTGAATTTGAATTACTAACAGTTTAAAAACAAATTGCAAATTTCTTTTTAAAAAAAGAGTCCGAATGAATACACCCAACAACATGGTTACCCAGCTTCTCTCTACAGTGTTTGACAAACCTATTGTGAGTGGCTTCGCGCGACGGTTGGAAAGGGAACTGACTGGCATTGTCAACCTGAATTTGTGCAATCCAGAAACCATGACATTCACCTCTCGTGTTGACGCGGTCACCCATGAACACGTGTATACACTGACCATGTACCACAATCATCAGCACAAATGGTACGAATTTTTCTTTGGTAGTCACTATCCCTTCGCTCCTCCGAGGCTACGTATCAATCGCAAATCTTATGAATCCTATATGCGCTTAGGTTCCGCTCATTTCAAGCTTGCATTGGGTACCTATAAAGGTCTACCATGTTTCTGTTGCAAGACCATACTCTGTTCGGATAATTGGACACCAATTCTGCTGCTGAAAGACATCTTCCAAGAAGTGAACAACTTCCAAACAATGTGCCGCCACGTGTCCTTACATGTCATTGTGAACGTCCTCAAACGAAAATACTTGATTGATGATATCAACCTCCTAGAGTGGCTCTTCTAGCATTGCTTGGCTTTATTTGTCAGAGACATCCTTGTAAAAGAGGGTCTTGGGATACACTGTATTGCAGCCATTGCATCGGCACTCTGTCTCGTTGATAAGGTGAAATCGTCCAGCAATATTGGGCAGTTTGTTACGTCCTGCCATGCAGGTTGGACAATCATAGTTGACCGGGGGAGCGACACTCACATTGTTTCCCATGACAAGATGTTGGATATATATTAAAGTATGAATATATTGTCTTTAAATACTTATACACTTATTGTGTTTTCTGATTGCGGTGTTTCAAATACTTTTTTCGGTCTTAAAAGTCGAAGTTGTAGTAGTCGGTAGCAATATTGCGTGTGGCATACGAATAGGCTGGGTTTTGGGGAATAGGAGCAGCCACGGTCACCGGTTCGTATCGCAAGTCTGCGGGTTTCAATGCAAATGCATAGCTGGCACGGTCAAAAAACAACGCATTTTCGGTGAGGAAACTGTCCACCAATTGGTACCGCATGGCCACCATTTGGCAACCAGAGGCACGGCATACGATGCCACTTGGATTCGATGGATTGGCGCCTGCGTCCGGTAACACGATGGTCATATCTCGTTTGTTGTACTCAGTCAGCTCGTTTATGTCAGGGTTGTTCTTGACCCCATAGTAATCGTAGGCACGCATAAACATGGAATTGCTCGTCAAGTTAACAAACTCCAACAATTGCTGGTTCTCGAGGAAGGCTGTGTTGCTGCGGTCGACAATCAAAATCACCTTGCCCTTCAAGTCCAACAGTGGAACGGTGCCCAAATTTTTGCCAGCAATTTCGTAACTGTAGTTCATACCCAACATGAGGTCACCATTCGTCTTGAAAATATCTGCTAGTTTCGAATACATGGCTTGATTGTTGCTTTTAAAACGCAAATGTATGAGCAAGGGGTCGGTCGCATTGGGGCATGTGCCACCAGAGAACGCGTAATTGCGAATGATATCCATGACAGACGCAAAATTCACCGAATTGAATGTTTCCTTGACATGATAACTTGCCGACGTACTGGTTGAGACAACTGGTTGATTGTCAATAGAGTACACTTCAAAGTCCAAACAACGCACGCCCTGCTTGATGACCGCCTTCAAGTTGCACACGTCAACGAAATCGTTTTTGTATGACCCTCCCGAACAAGCGTTGTAAGCCGTTTTGATGTAGTAATCATACAAGTTGCCGCTGCAGTCGGGGTCTTTGGCAGCAATGGCACGGATATTGCCGTCCACACTTGGATACAGTGTATTCATGTAATTGCATTCACTCGCTTCCAACCTCCCCAAATATATCATATACCAAATGAAGATGGCCAAGACCATGAAAATGATGGTGAAAATAATGTACATCTGGAAGTTCTCATCCATGTTTTGAATGTTGCTTAAATAATCGGTTGTTCTTGTTGTACTCATGGTTTTCTCTCCTTTACTTGTTATATACAACTATTATTTTTTTTATAATTTTTAGAAACAATATCCATAATTTTCTCGTTCGAATTCAAGAGAGAAAGAAGCATTAATCATTTTTGTTTAATCATTTATCACAAATAAACAATTAAATATAGTGTTGCCATAATATACAGAAACAACAAAAAAACAAACATGCCTGGAGGATTGATGCAACTCGTATCGCAAGGGCAAGCCAATACAATATTAAATGGCAACCCCTCCAAAACGTTTTTCAAATGTGCTTACAAAAAATTCACCAATTATGGAAAGCAAAACTTTCGGTTGGACTATGAAGGTACACCGCAATTGAACTTGACCACCGAATCCACCTTTACGTTCAAAGTGAAACGGTACGCAGACTTGTTGATGGACTCCTACGTCTGCATTACGCTTCCCAACATTTGGTCACCTATTCTGCCCCCTCAAACATATACGGTCAATGGCGACGAATCCGTGTATTCCGATTGGGCACCCTACGAATTTCAATGGATACAGAATTTGGGAGCGCAAATCATCAGCAAGGTGTCCATCCACTGTGGCAACCAACAATTGCAACAATATTCTGGACAGTATATCTTGGCTTCTGCACAGAGAGACTTTAGTGGGCAAAAGCTAGCACTCTTCAACGAGATGATTGGCAATATAGCAGAGCTTAATGACCCAGCCAATGCAGGAACAAATGTGAATACCTATCCCAATGCCTATTACACCACCAGCCCCGCCGGCGCACAACCTTCCATCATGGGGAGGACATTGTGGATTCCCTTAGGTTCCTGGTTCAGCCTTCTCTCTACCCAAGCCTTCCCGCTGGTGGCACTCCAATACAATGAATTGTGGATAAACATTACCTTCCGTCCGCTCAATGAATGGTTTACTATCCGTGATGTCATGGACTATGCCAACAACTTTCCCGTGGTGGCTCCCAACTTCAATCAATACTACATGCAGTTCTACCGCTTCTTACAGACACCACCGGATGAGACACTGGGACCCACATCGTACGTCGACACCCGAACCAATTGGTTTGCAGACATCAACATGAATTGCACCTACTGCTTTCTCTCGGACGATGAATCTACCTTGTTTGCCAAGAATGAACAGAAATACTTGATTAAGCAAGTGTACGAGAGACCCTACTACAATATTACGGGCCAAAACAAGGTCGACCTGGACTCCATGGGTATGGTCATCAGTTGGATGTTCTATTTCCAACGAAGTGATGTCAACTTGCGGAACCAATGGTCGAACTACACCAATTGGCCCTACGAGAACTTGCCACAAGATATCACTCCTGCACCGACAGACGGAGACTTTCCGAACCCTGCTCTTGTCCCACCATTTATTGGTCCGGGGTTGAACCCCGATGGCACGCTGTCTGGTTTGTATTTGACTGGTGTGTATAACCCACAGAACTTGAAATTGATTTTGGTTGCCTTAGGTATCCTGTTGGATGGACAATACAGAGAGAATATGTTGCCTGCAGGGGTATACAACTTTGTAGAAAAGTATGTGCGGACGGCCGGTTACGCACCCTCCGGTCTCTACTGTTACAACTTCTGTTTGGATACGGACCCATTCAAGGTGCAACCATCTGGGGCCATGAACATGAGCCGGTTCACAAACATCCAGCTTGAATTCACAACCATCTCTCCACCGGCCGACCCGTATGCCCAAGTGCTGACCATTTGCGACCCGACTACGGGGGACATTGTGGGTATCAACAAACCCACTTGGCGTATCTATGGCTACAACTACAATTTATACGTCATGGAGGAGAGAGTGAACATGGTCATCTTTGTGGGTGGCAATGCTGGCTTGCTCTATGCGACATAAATACTTTCATCTCCACATATATATTATTTTTTTTACACACATGACCTATTCGCATGTAAAAAAAATAATATATTATATGTCATCATCAAAGTTAAATTTCGAATCATCAAAGTTAAATTTCGAATCAT